ACTCTGCTTGATTTCAAGCATAATGATACTGTTTTGGGGCATCTTATTGTGAGCTGCCGCTTAGACAATATCGGCCCTGTAGACCGAGACAATGATATTGGTGTCTGGACTCAGCCAGCCGATTACATGTTGATGTACTACGAGTGACCCCGTTGGGGCTTTTTAACTGGAGAAAACCATGACTGTCGCAACCTCCGCAGGCTCAACCCTCAGGGTCACATCGTCTGCACCAGCAACTTTTGATTCGAGCGGTTACAACACGCTCTTTAACGCATCGCCAGCACCAGCTCTGGTTGGCGAAATTACCGACCTTGGCGAGTTTGGCCGAGAGTTCGCGCTGGTTACTCATAACCCAGTCGGCACTCGTGGAACCCAGAAATTTAAGGGATCATTCAACGAGGGCACGATGTCGCTTTCGCTCGGTCTTGATACTGACGATGCTGGTCAGATCATTATGAAATCAGCCTCGCTTTCTGACAGCGATTACAGCTTCAAGGTCACGACTCAAAATGGCGACAAGTATTATTTTCGTGCCAAGGTCATGAACTTCAAGGTTAGCGTTGGATCGGTCGATTCGATCACTACCGCAACCTGCTCGCTCGAAATTACCACCAATAGCGCTGGCGTTGGCATCGTCGAAGCGTTAGCTGCTTAATTGGAAAACCTAGCACCTGCCCCACGTCCGCCTGACTCTTCGCGGGGTCAACGGGCGCGGGGTAAGGGCAAACATCCCCGCGAAGGATCATTTATCATGTTTGATATTTCTACACTTGCTGTCAACGACACTACGATTGTTGAACTTGAAACGCCCGATGGCGACCCTCTGCATAACGAGAAGGGCTTGCCGCTAAGCATCACGATCTACGGACCAGGCTCAAAACCCTTTCAGAAAGCTCAAAGCATCCGCAATCGCGCTGTGCTGGAGTTCGTAAAAAAGGGTGGCAAAAAGATGAAGGACAACGAGCAGCGGGAACTCGATGCAGAGTTTCTCGCAAGTTGTACTGTGTCTTTCAACAACTTTGGGTATAAAGACCTGACGGGTCTTGAGATGTTCAAAGCTGTTTATCTTGATGCCACGATTGGTTTCATCTCTGAGCAAGTCAACAAGCATATTGGCGACTGGTCAAATTTTATGCAGAAGTCGCAGAAGAACTGACGCTTTACGCTCGCCAGCTCGGGTGGTTTCACGCCACCCCTAAGAAGTCTGAATCCGTAAGCAAAGAAAAGCCTGTTACGCGACAACAGGATATTTTGAATCGTGGCGGCACTCCGCTTATGCCGGATGTGCAAGCCGAGTATCTTTTAGGATACTGGACATCGCTTGGGATGGTCGAGAATCACGGCCAAGGCCCAAGCCCTTTATCTCCGACAACAGTAAAGCACTGGGCAGACTCCATCTGCATTGATTTGCAGCCTTGGGAGTTTGCTATCCTTTTAGGCATGTCAAGGTTATACTTGGACGAGTTTAGGCAGGCTGAATCGCCGGATAGACCACCTCCGCATGGCGACCCAGTGAACACCTTTGACCGCGCAGCAGTAAGCAAGAAACTCGGAAACGCATTTAAGGCATTCATCCAGGCTAAAAAATGAACGGCACAGTTGGAACGCTTACGATTGAGATGGCTGCAAACATTGTCCGGCTGCAGCAGGACATGGACAAAGCTAAAAAGACAGTCGATAACGCTATGGGAAGCGTTGAGAAGTCTATTGATCGCGTCACCACGGCTCTTGGTGCTATCGCTGGCGCTTTCTCTGTTCAAGCCTTCACGACTAAGCTCATTCAAGTTCAACGCGAGTTCGACATCTTGAACTCATCACTTATTACGGTCACGGGCTCCAGCCGCAACGCTGAGATCGAGTTCGCTTGGATTAAAAACTTTGCAGCTACAACGCCTTTTAGTCTTGCAGAGGTAACAAGCGCATTTATCAAGATGAAGGCGTTAGGCTTAGACGCTAGCGCAGATGCTCTTAAGGCCTATGGCAACACCGCAAGCGCGATGGGCAAGAGCCTCAACGATCTTATCGAGGCTATAGCTGACGCTGCCACTGGCGAGTTTGAGCGACTCAAAGAGTTTGGCATCAAGGCCAACGCTGAGGGTGACCGCGTAACGTTAACTTTCCGAGGCGTTAGCACTAATATCGGCAAGAACGCTGCCGAAATTACCCAATATCTTCGCTCGATAGGCGAGGTTGATTTTGCTGGGGCGATGGAGAATCGAGCAAACACGCTCGACGGCGCTATTAGCAACCTTAGCGATACTTGGGATGAGCTATTCAGGACGATCAACAAGGGCTTATTTGGCGATCTTCTACTCGACTCTGTGCGTGGACTAACATCACTGCTATCAGGCCTTGGCAGCGGCATAACGACGCTTGGCGACGCTATTGAGCGCAACAAGACCCAACTCATGATTTGGGCTGCAATCTTCACTGGCGGGGCTCTGCTTGCTGCTCTGCCGCTTATCACTGCCGCTGTTGGCGCTCTCACGACCGGCGTGATCGCTCTATCTGCTGCATTCGCTGCTAATCCAGTCGCTTTGGCAATCATGGCCGTGACTGCTGCTGCTGTGCCAGCAGTCAACGCAATAAGCGCTATGGTTGCCGAGAACAAAAAAGCAGAAACAGCGACCAAGGCAGTTTATGAAACAGAATCGCAACGCGCTGCATTCTTGGAGGCCAACGCATCGCCAGCGCAAGAAAAGCAGATTGCGCTGACAAAAGAACAGATCAAAGAGATTGAGAAGCAAGAGGATGCTTACAAGAAGCTCATTGAGAAGCTGCGCGAGCAAAATGCTGAGTTATTGCTGGAGGAAGCTAACAATGGGAAGCTGACCTCGCAACAGAAACAAGCATTGAACGTCATGCTTGAAATTCAAAACGGTACGCTAAAGCTCACAGAAACGAGAAAGCGCGAGATCGTTGAGATTCTTAACGCAAATATTGCTCTTGAGGCTGAAGCTAAGAAGCGCGATGATGCTAAGAAAGCTGCTGATGAGCAGGATAAAGCCTATGCAAAAGTTATCGATGCTATTCGCTCAAACATTGCTGCTTCTTATGAACAGACTGGATCGCTTGCAACGCTCTCTGAGGGTCAAAGTTCTGCGCTAAAAATCCTCACGCAATATAGCGACGAGCTTGTCAACATGACAGATGAGCGCAAGCTAGAGATTGCCGCGATGCTTGAGCAATTGATCGCAGAGGGCGATCTTGCTGCCGCATACAAGAAGTCAGATGTCGCGCTCGCTGCTTATCAAAAGACAAGAACATCTCAAATAGCAGAGCTCACCAAAGGAACAACCGCGCTCGAAGCAGAGATTGCAAAACAAGCTGAAGCTAATGCCACTTACGGATTGAGCAAAAAAGCTATTGGAGAGCTAGAAATCGCCAAGCTCGAAGAAAAAGCAACATCAATGGAACGTGCTGCACAGCTAGCCATTGAGTCTGACCACGATCACGAAAGCGCAGAGCAGTACAAACTGCAAGCGGAACGACTCAGAGAGCTCGCGTCACTCAAACAGCAGGGCGTTCACATTCAGATTGCTAAAGATTCAGCAGATGAGTGGAAGAAAACAACCGATGAATTATCGAGAGGATTGACAGATGCCTTGATGAGAGGCTTTGAGTCTGGCAAAGGGTTTTTTGAGAATTTGCTGAGTGTGCTTAAAAATCGATTTATGTCTTTTGTTGCAGAGTCGATCATCAAGCCGTTCATGGATGGCATTGCAGGCGGTCTTACAGCGCTTACAGCACCGATCACCGTGGCTGTTCGCGGCGTGGTCAATTCACTTATGACATCTATCGGATTAAGTGGTGGCGGTGGTGGTGGTGCGGGCGGTGTTGTTGCTGGTGGTGCTGTTGCCGCTGGTGCCGCTGGTGCCGCTGGTGCCGCTGGTGGAGCTGCCGGTCTTGGTGGTTTAGCTGTATTGGGAGAAGGTGCTGGGGCAGCAGGAGCTGCTGCCGGAGGTGGCTTGCTTGGATCAATCAGCTCAGGCATTTCATCTGCTGCGTCAGCACTTGGGCCAGTAGGATTAGCGATTGCAGGGGCAGCTATAGCGGCATCGGTATTAGATGGCGGCGAAACTCGCAAGGGTGGGCGATATATCTGGGATCAGTCTGGAGCTAGGTTTCTTGCTGGGCCATCAGGCGGTCAAATCGGTTATACGGGCGAAATGCAAGACATGCTCAATAATCTGGCCCAAAGTTTGAATTTGAGCGGGAATGCTTTGCAACCTGGGCTTAAGCTGTATGAGCTTTATGCTGGGATTGAAAGCTCCAAAAATGGTAAAGGCGGGACATTCTTAGGCGGCAGATGGAACGATGGGACACGGTTTGGCGACATAGTGCCTGGCGACAATCCTGGCGCTTGGCAATTCAATCAAACAATCAATCCCGATGATGCTTTAGCGCAATTCAGAAAAGAAATTGAATTTGCTGGCCTGGATGCTCTAGCTAAGATTCCTGGATCACCTTATTCCTCCAACAACAGAGTTAATCCCGGTGGTTCTAGCGGAGTTGGAGGCGGCGTACTTGAACAAAGCGACCAAGGTCTGACCGGTTTGGCGACTGGTACCAACTTCGTTCCGCAAGATATGATTGCGATGATTCACAAGGGCGAGGCTGTTGTCCCAGCACAATACAATCCGGTTGTTGGCGGAGAGAATGTTGTAGCTGCGGAAATTAAATCATTGCGGGATGAGGTGACGTTAATGCGGGCCGAGACGCGATCCACCGCGATTAACACTTCGAAAATGGCCCGCCTCCAAGACAACTGGGATGTACGTGGCCTAACTGTTAAGACCGACGCCGATCAACCTCTCGACACGGTGGTTGTATGAAATTGATAAAGCCAGCGGCATATGACCCGTCGATGATTGTGTTTAATAATGCGCCCGAGCCCACGCCGGTTTGGACTAGTGGTTCGTCGTATTCTAAAGACGCAAAGGTGCTGTATCCGGTAAGTTATGGTGCTTATAGTGTTTACCATATCTGGATTTCACTTGTTAACACCAACACCTCCACCCCAGGGACCGACGCAACAAAATGGACCGATTTGGGGGTATGTAATAAATGCGCGGCGTTTGATCGACAGGTTTCTACAGTAACCTCTTCAACCAATTCGTTAACGATAACAGTTGCGCCATCGCCAAATTTTGTAGACTCGATTGCGCTGCTGGGTCTTGTTGGGTCTGAAGTCCAGGTCACGGTGACTGATGGCGGTGCGAGCCCGCCGTTGTTTGATCAGACATATTCGCTCGATGCGGGTGCGGCAGAAATTGATGATTGGTATAAGTATTTTTTCTCGCCATTCGATTTGTTAAGTGAATTGGTTGTTACCGGATTGCCGCTGTATATTGATGCAGAAATAACCGTTACAGTCACAGCGACAGGGCCGGTGGGGATTGGTGAGTTTTTGTATGGCGTCCAATACTCGTTGGGCGCATACGGCACAGAGCAAGGCGCCTCGATCGGGATCATTGACTATTCGCTTAAACAAACCGACCCTGACACTGGAATTACAACATTCGTCGAGCGTGCATATAGCCGGAGGATGAGTGCGACGTTTTACCTTGACAACTCATCGTTGCGAAGCACTGAGAGGCTTTTGACTGATGTTAGGGCAGTTCCAAGTGTGTACATCGGATCGAATGACGATGATTACAGTTCGTTAATTGTGTATGGGTTTTATCGTGATTTTTCAATCGACATTGCTTATCCGACGCGCTCTCTGTGTCGGATCGAAATTGAGGGGCTGACATAAATGGCTATTACTCCACTCCCGACGCCGCCGAGCCGTGATGATCCGGCGAATTTCCCTGCCAGGGCCGATTCATTTTTGGGGGCGCTGCCTGATTTTGCTACGGAAGCCAATGCCCTCGCCACCCAAGCAAATGCCGATGCCGCGTCAGCCGCCGCATCGGCTGCGGCTGCGTTGGCTACTTCCAATGCGACAAAATGGGTATCGGGAACAACTTATGCCGAAGGCGATGTTGTTTGGTCTCCGAGCACATATTTGATTTACAGACGCAAAACTGCCGGAGCCGGTACAACTGATCCGGCCTCTGATAGCACGAATTGGGCCTCGGCGGTCGGCACTGGTGATGTCACTCTAACTGGAACGCAGACCCTTACAAATAAGACGCTTAATGGAGCGGTTTTTAATGATGGTTACACTGAGGAGGTGTACGCCGTCTCTGGTACAACGCCAGCCCTTTCCCCAACCAACGGATCGATACAGACTTGGACGCTGAGCGGAAACTCTACCCCAACAGCAGGGACATGGGCAGCGGGCCAAAGCATTACTCTAATGATCGACGATGGTACCGCTTATACGATCACATGGAGTTCTTTGTCGGTCACCTGGAAAACAAATGGCGGCGCTGCCCCAACACTTAACACATCTGGATTTACAGTTGTAGCACTTTGGAAAGTCGGAAGCACGATCTACGGTGCAAGAGTGGGGAATGCGTAATGCTTACAAATAAAATGCTAACCGCTTCAGCCGCTGAAACCGGATCGATTATTGTTAGCATTGGAACACCGTCAACCACAACCTCTGATATAACACTCGGTAACCCTGCGATTGCAAGCGATGGCGTTGTTGTTGCTATTAGAGTAACAGCAACACCTGCGCCAATTGAAGTCATTAAATTTGATTTTGATGGTAATTTGTTATGGAAGCGCCGGTTGTCTTTTTCCTCACAACTGAGCAGTCTGTCTAATGTGCAGGTTGATTCTTCAGATAATGTTTATATTTCAATAAGCGGGCGAAATTCTGGCTCGATCAATTCAGTTGTATTGGTCAAATACAATAGCAGTGGCGTTTTACAGTGGCAAAGAAAACTCACTGCGGCAGACTCTATAGCTCAAACCGAGCTTTGTCTTGATAATTCTGGCAACCCGATTATCGCATGTACGGCAAATGTGACCGTAGAAGTCATAAAATACAATACTAGCGGAACCCTACAATGGCGCCGCAGGTTAACCGTGGCGTCTGGCAACAATACCGTAAATAGTGCAGTTTCAGACGCATCGGGCAATATATTTGTTGGAATTCAAAGTGGTTCATCTGGTTCATTTCGCGCCAATATAGTTAAATATAATAACAGCGGCGTTTTACAGTGGCAGTCGCAATATTATCTAGGCGCAACCGGCGGCCCCAAAATCGACATTGGGTCAGATGGAAGTATTTTTTCAACCCAGTACATAACCTCAGGCGGGCAAAAGGGTTGTATCGCTAAATTGGATTCTAGTGGCACGCTGGTATCGTCCTACACCATCAACGGCACCCAGGGCGGCACAAACCTAAAATGCGCAGAAGGATCGGTGTTTGTCCCAATCTTTTCTGAAGGTACACTGATTGAGCTTGATGAATCTTTGTCGATCACAACTCAAAGACGGACATATGGGACCGTTGGCGGAACATCTACGGGGGCAGCGTATGGAGCCAATAAAGTTGGTACTTTAGTTGTCTATGGTGGATACGCATCGCAAACTTCAACGGGAAATGAGGGTGTATTTTTGTTGACTAACGATTACAGTGCGGCGACCGGAACGTATGGTTGGATCACCCATGACAATCAAAGTTATTCATTGACATCAGCAACATTAACCAATGCCGCTGGTCCTTTCACCGATGCGGCTGGTTCATTCACTGATGCCGCAGGGGATATAACGGATGCCGCTGGGTCATTAACCTTAACTGTTTATCCGAAGGACTAGTATGCACATCCATGCACAAACTAATGCTTATCCGTACTCGGTTGCTCAGCTGAAACGAGACAATCCACAAACATCTTTCCCAAGTCAGATCAGCGATCAATTGCTTGAGTCTTGGGGCGTTTATCGAGTCGTAGATCAGAATCAACCCATTGTAGATCCGCTGACTCATCGCGTTGTAGAAGCGCATCCAGAGCAGGTGAACGGCATTTGGACGCAGCAATGGCGAATCGATCCCTTATCGCAAGAGGAAATCGACTCAGCTCAGAAATCGTTGGCCGAGTCTGTACGCGCAGAGCGCAACGCATTACTTGCTGCTTGCGACTGGACGCAATTGGCAGATGCTCCTGTTGATCGTTCAGTTTGGGAGTATTACAGGCAATCATTGCGCGACCTACCGTCGCAAGCCGGATTTCCTAGCAATGTACAATGGCCTAGTAAACCTTAATAGCCATGAGCCCTGAACAAAAATCAGACGTAATCAGCGAAGCTGCAAAGGCTGCTCCTCCGATTGCGATCACCACCGCTGTAACCGTTGGCGGCATAACGATCAACGAATGGGTTGCCATTGCCACGCTGATCTACATTGTGTTACAGTCCGGCTGGCTTGTCTGGAAGTGGTATCACGCTATAAAAGACAAGAAGAATGCGAGTTTATCCTCCGATAGTTAAAGTTGTTTGGGAGGATGCCTCTCACGACACACTAGGCTGGGGTGAAAGCCTAGAGAAAGCCAAAGCGTTTCAAGTACCTGTCATTGTCAGTGTTGGATACTTAGTTTCTGAGAATGAAAAGGGCTTGAAGATTTGTCAGTCCATAACGGACGACGCTATTGCTCAGAGTCTGGTAATCCCTCGCAAGATGATTATCAGCGTCGAGCGAAAGGCTTGGCAGTGCGTAAAAAGTCGGAAGATGAAGAGTTCATCGCAGTCTGGAAAGAACTAGGAAGCCCAACGAAGATTTCAGACCGTATAGGTCTTACGCTTCGCAATGTGTACGAGCGGCGAAGGGCCATCGAGAAAAAGTACAACATCCTGCTGCCCACTAAAGATGGACGTTTTACGCTGCCAGAAAATCGCAGGCGAGCAACGCTAGAGGTAGAAGGCTACGTCCTTGTTTTCAGCGATGCTCACTTCATGCCTGGTGAGCCTAGTATCGGATTCAATGCGCTCTTAAAGCTCATCAAGGCACTTAAGCCTAAAGCAATCATCGCAAACGGCGATATTCTCGACGGCGGCACAATATCAAGATACGGTCCTATGGATTGGGAGCCAGTCACTAGCCTGCGCGATGAGCTTGAGGCGGTCCAGTGGCATATGGATCAGATCGTGAAGGCTTGCAAAGGCTTAGGAACGTTTCTGCATCGCACCACCGGCAACCATGACATCCGGTTTGACCGCAAACTTGCTGGCGCGGTTCCAGAGTTCAAAGGCATTGCAGGAACCTCGCTTAAGGATCACTTGCCGGAATGGTCTGTAAGCTGGTCTGTCATGGTCAACGACCTTTGCATGGTCAAGCATAGGCTCCAGCATGGCGGAATCCACAGCGGTTATAACAACGTCCTAAAGGCTGGCATTTCTACAGTAAGCGGTCATACGCACTTGCTCGAAGTCAAAGGCTGGGGTGACTACCGTGGCAGGCGTTATGGAGTGTCCACAGGAATGCTGGCCGATCCTGGCGGTAACCAATTTGGTTATACCGAGGACAATCCTGTGCCGTGGTGCTCAGGCTTTGCTGTGCTGCGCTTTAGAGACGGTTTGCTGTTACCGCCGGAGCTTGCCGAGGTTATAGACGGCACTGCATATTTCCGAGGAGAAGCCATTGCGTAGAGCCATTGCAAGCCTATCATTGAGTGCGGCAGCTCTGATAGGTATCGCTGTTCACGAGGGCTACTCCGACCGTCCAATCATCCCTGTTAAAGGCGACCGTTTAACCATCGGATTCGGTGACGCTACCAACGTCAAGCCAACAGACAAGACCGATCCGGTTAGAGCGTTGGTTAGGCTTGGCGAGCATGTAAGCCGGTTTGAATCAGAGATGAAGGCTTGCATCGGTGACGTTCCCTTGCACCAGCACGAGTGGGAAGCCTACATTTCGTGGGCCTACAACGTAGGATCATCCGCTGCTTGCAAATCAACGTTAGTGAAGAAGCTCAAAGCCAGTGATTACGCTGGAGCCTGCAAAGAGCTGCTGAAATGGGATAAGTTTCAAGGTAAGACGCTTGCAGGGCTCACCAAGCGCAGACAAGACGAATATCGACAGTGCATAGGGGTGAAAGCATGACTGACTGGCGGCTCGTTGCTCTTGTTGTCACGCTTGTAATTACGCATGGTGCTGCTGTCTGGATGGGTCGAAGCATTGGCAATGCTGCGCTAGATCGTGCCATGATCGAACAGCAAAATCACATCATCGAGCTAGAGCAGCAAGCTAGAGAGACCGAGCAACGACTTACAGCCGAGAAACACCAAGCCGAGGTGAAATATGCCCAAACCAAACGTCAGGCGGCTAGTGCTGCCACTGCTAATCTGTCTGAGCTTGAGCAGCTGCGCCACTCGCTCGCTACCCGTAGTGAGTCAGCCAGCAAAGATACCGCCACCAGCACCGGAGCTTATGGAACCACAGAGCGCGAACTTTTCCGAACGTGTGCAGAAACTCTTACAAGCATGGCGGCAGAGGCTGACCAAGTAAGCGTCAAACTGTCTGGCCTTCAGGGTTATGTGAGCGCAGTTTGTGCAAAGCAATAACCTTATCGCGCACCATCTCTCCGATATGCTCGCCATGCACTTTATCGATCTTCTCTAGCAGGTCTAAACGTCTAGCTTTAGGCACTCGCAAGATCATCACCGCCCAGTCATTAACGACAAAGGGCAACGCTTTTGCATACGCTGCCCTTATCTCCTCAACGTCTGAGCTCTTAACTTGCTTGATAAGGTTGATCCACGATGCCACGGATCGACCACTCCCGAAACGCCTTATGCTTTGCCATCGTATCCTCACAATGTGTAGACGGTGGTTGCCATCCGTGTTCAGCCCAGATTTGCTCCACAGGTCGGAATCGCTCCTTGCCAGTCTGACTTGCTAGCAATTCTCGCCAATCAGAATGGGATGTCGTCATCGTCGTTCGCCTTCTTTGCTGGTCTAGCCTGTTCCTCTTTCTGCTGAAATTTCAGGCCAAGATATTTTCCGTCTGAGCCTTCGTTAGCCCATCCGCTGATCCAGTAATCAATACCGGCTATCGTTGCAGACCCTCGATAATCGGGATGCTGCTCTTTTTCTTTCTTTTTGTTCTTGCTTAGCGACCCTGTCAGTTCTTTTGGCATAGCTGCTGCTCCATTTGTTCGACCTCGGCCAGAAAGTTGGTAAGCTGAATTTCAATGATCTTGAAATCCTCTGGCTTTGGCTGATAGCGAATAACAAATAGTTGCAAGTGCTCAGGCAACCGTGGATCGAACGAGACAAAATCGCACCACTTCCGCCCAGTCACGAGCATTTGAGTAAGCATTTGGGATTTGTACTTTGCTGGCACCTCCTTGGCTAGTAAGTAATCAACATGAGTGTTTGAGTTAGGGCATTTGATCTCAATCAAACCATCGTCTGCAAATCCATCAGGAGACGCTCCAAGCCATTTTATAGACGGATGGGTATGAAACCCTGTCTGCTCCACAAAAACTCCTGTATGGGCCTCATAGCAAGCCCTGGCGACGGGTTCTTGCTCGACACCCCATTGCATCGCCGCCGACTGGAACCCTTCGACAGGCAACTTCGTCAGTCTTTCCGTCACCAACTGAATCGCATAGTTGCGCCTGGTCGCAGTGCCTTGCTTTGCAATCGCATCGCTTGCTCTGCTCGCGGTAACGTGTCCAAGCCTTGCCTGATACCATTCAACCGTTCTTTGATCCATTTTCACCCCTTTTTCGTATGGCAGCGGCAGCTTCTTCTTTAGTAACCCAAGCACCATTGCGATCTATTGCTTCAACAACTTGGGCACACGCATTACATTCATGTTCAGCAACAAGTGCGGCAAAACGTATTACAGACTCCAATGGTTTTTCGTCAGACCCGTAAACTAGTTGAGCCTGCCGAGCCATTCGGATAATGTCTTCTCGGTTCATATGCAACCCCTATCGTTTTTTAATGCCGAGCTTTACAAGGTCAAGCTCTGAATCCTTCATCTCGTCGGTCCAGATCAAGCCTTTTTCCAGCGCGTAGGCCAGAATCTGCTCAACGTAGTTAGTGAATGACTCTGTGTTTAGCATTGTTGTACTTGCTTCCACCTCTTTAAGCTGACCTCCTGGCAGCTCGATCATCTCCGAGCCTAAGAATCGAGACTTCGCCCATTCGTGCCAGATTTCCTGAGAATAGCGGCCAGCGACTAACTGCTCCGAGCAAGCAGTCAGCAAAGCCCAATAAAAGCGATTCTGAGCCGCTGTTCGAGGTGGCTTGATGATTGTTACCATCAGGCCCAGTTCCGCGTCTTGTACGGCCTCCAAAGCCTTCATGCGATCGCTCTCAGTGGTTAGTATGATTCGCATTTCTGACATACCATTTGTGATTGAACCGAAAAGCGCGTTTCGAGCTCTCATCGAACTTGTTTTGCTTCTCCGAGTACATGGCCTCCAGCAACCGGCGCTTGAACTCTCCTGCATTGACATCGAGCCACATCAGATAGCCGTCGATGTCTTCAGACAGTAGGAATCGCAGGGCTGACACCGCATCGTCCTGAGGCGTGACACGACTGGGAACCCTGCAAGCATCATCAACGGCCAGCTCGATGACAGCCCAGAGCAATTTGCGGCATCGCTGCGCTTGTATGCTATCGAGTAAATTTTCTTCAAAGCGATCGATATTCATTAAGAGCACCTGAGAATTTCTAGCGCAGAATCCGTCGAGCACGACTTGTAAGACCCATTACCCCAATTTGCGCTGCACCAGGACGTGGCCGAGCAAGCAAGAGCTTTCCGATCATGTTCAGCAAAAGGGATGACAACAACATCACCGACCTGCACATTGTTGAAAAAGGGTTTGTAGTATTGAAGAAGCGAACCTCGTCTTATTCTTTTAGACTTCTCAAATGCTTGGTTTTGAATGCGCTCACCATTCGGCATGACGATTGCATAACCGCATTTCGTAGCCTCAAGCAGTTTGATTGCCTGCTGAATGCTCATTTCAATAACTTTATTCACAATTCCTCCGGTAATAAAAAGCCCATGCGCCTTTGTTCGTCCTGCGCTTAAATAGTTTCGTTTTGCTTATCAACCTGTTTGCTTGTAAGACTCTGACCATCTTGAGCGCATTTTGCGGCGTACAGTCAAACTTATTGGCTAGCTCTTGCAACGACTGCCAATCATCAAGCGCGGCAAGATAAGCTCTCTGAGTCTTTGTCAGCGGTCTAGGCGCTGCCTTGTTGATAAGCAGCCTGCCAAACTGCGTCACAGCCTTTAAGAACTCATCGCGGCCAGAGATAAGCACACCTGATCGCTTAGCGACATCAAGTATCTGCTGCTGATTCATTTCTTAACCTCGGTGAGCTCTCGCTTGCGCTTGTCTTTTACTTCTTCAAGTTTCTTAATCATGTCTGGATTGTTCTTACTGGCCTTGTAAGCCTGCGCGAATATCTGCTTTAAGTCCTCCATGGACTCCGCACTGGCTAGCTTTGCAATGTGGTCGCTATCAGGTTCTGCACCATGCTCTACAGATTCTGCGCCGTCTGGCAAATCTTCGCCTGCGTAGATATGCAAGCCAATGCCATGCAAGGCAATAGCCTTAGCAAGGCATCGCTGCATCGCGGTGTTGACTTGGAAAGCGTCAGGGTTGGCAATAGGTTGATTGCGATGGTTCATCACCGGCAGCTGAGCGGTGCGAGAGACACCGAACGCTTTGACCTCGCAAAAGACCATTACCGTATCGTTCCATGTCTGATGCGGTTTGTATTCCCAGCTCGCAGTCGGATCGTGTTGCAACAATGTATCTACAGCCCACGCCCAGGATAGATAGGATAGGTTGTTCTTCTTTTCGATCTTGCTACTGACATTGATCTGCCTCAGTTCGTTGAATTTCATAGCATCCGCCTATCTGACAAAGAAAAACATTAGGACACCCAGGGCAATACCGAGAGCGGCGCACAGCAGCCACTCCACAATCGGGTTCGGTTTCTCCAGGTTCGTCTCTCTGTCGTTCCAGCTGTTCTCGCTCATTTCTTTCTCGCTCCTTGTCGTGTTGGTAAAGTTGGTTATCGAGCCACCAGTCATAGTCCATGCTTGTGCTCGGTGTAAACGATCTTGCAAAAGTCGGTCTCGTTGTAGCAGTCGAAAGTAATCTCTGTTTTGTACGGCGGCACGTTATGCTCGTCGTAGAAGTATTGCTTTAGGATTTCGCAAAGCTGTTCTTTTGTAAGTACGATTTTCATGTTGACCCCGTGTTTGTCTGTTGGTGTAGACGTATATTCCCTCAATTCCCCGCGAAGGACTGTCATCGTGACGACAATTACAACCACTCAGCCACCTAAAAAGCGCCATTCATCCGTTAGTCCAACTCAGAGATCGCTAGCAGCACTGCGAGAGCGAGGTTATCTCTGCCAGATCGTCGAGCGATGGAATCCTCACGCTAGGATCAGGCAGGACCTGTTCAACATCGGCGATATATTGGCGATCAGAGACAGCGAGACGCTGCTGGTGCAGACAACCACGCGCGGCAATGTGCAGGCAAGGGTGAAGAAGATAAGCGAGTGTGAGCATCTTCCGGCTATCTTGCGAGCAGGCTGGAAGATCGAGGTTCATGGATGGGGGAAGCTAAAGGAAGGGTGGGTTTGCAAAATAATAGAGCTATAATGCTGGTATAGTTGTACGGCAAGGGATACCCCGACGGGGGGAAAAGTGGTCTCATCACCCACCTGCCCTTTGCTTCTTTCAGTGATGACTAACCTTGATGGGGTTTTTATGCACTACTACCAACACCATATCGGTGACTTCATAAAAGACACTTCATTCCTGACCAACGAAGAGGTTGGGATTTACATGAAGTTGCTCTGGCTTTACTACGACACAGAAAAGCCGCTACCAAACTCGATGTCTGAGCTTTCAATGAAAGTAAACGCTCGAAATCAGCAAGATGCCTTGCAAAGCATATTGGGCATGTTTTTTGATTTGCAGGGCGATGAATGGCATCACAAAAGATGTGATCGTGAGATTGAGCACTATAGGCAACAGCTTGAGAGTGCTTCTAAGGCTGGAAAGGCATCGGCAGCTAAACGAGCGATCAACAGACGTTCAACGACCGTTCAACAGACGTTCAACGAGTGTTCAACGATCGTGCAACCAACCAATAACCAACAACCAATAACCAATAACCATAGTAAGAGAAAGCAAGCTACTCGGCTTCCCGAAGACTGGAAGCCTTCGACTGCTCTACTTGAGTTTATGAAGGAGAGACGTCCAGACTTAGACCCAGACGATGTGACCCTTCGCTTTTGCAACTTTTGGCATTCCAAAGCTGGAGCAGGTGCAACTAAGCTAGATTGGGATAAGACGTTTCAAAACTGGGTGCTAAACGAGAATCAAATCATTAGAAAGTCAACTCCATCAACCAACCTCGACGCTGCTGCTGGCAGGGGTGGCATATGATCGGGCACGACTTTGTTAGCTCTCAGCTAATTGCAGGCAAACCTCCGCGAGCCGTTTTTCTCGATCTTGAAGGCAAGCCCGACGCAGACGAGCTTTATCCCGTGGTTGTCGTTGCCAAGCACGATTTTGATTTCCGCTTTGTAAGGTCACTGCGCGTCTATGTCTCAGGCATCGACTCGGAAGCGGTTTACAAGATCGTGCAAGCTGTCTTGCGATTTAGCCCCGCGCGAGTCATTGCGAACTACTTAGAGACCTCACCGGCCATCGTCTGGGATTCGGAGGTTGACGCATGAACATCATTCAAGACCTCGACTATCAAACCTGGTACGAGAGCATGGAGGCAAGCGTAAAGGTTCGCCCTGTTGCCGACTGCATGGACCAGCTCATTGACGAAGTGCGGCATCCGCTACATACACCGAAAATCGTTATGCCTTGGCGCAAGACCGAGGATTTGTTTCGGTTTCGGCCTGGTGAAATCACGGTCTATGCAGGCCAGAATGGAAGCGGAAAATCAATGCTGACCGGCCAGATCGCGCTTGGCCTTATCGCGCAAGGTCAAAAGCTAGTTATCGCATCTTTTGAGATGAAGCCACTAGCGACCCTTAAGCGCATGGTCCGGCAATGGTCGCGGATGTCGATGCCGACCGTCGATCAATATGAAGCCTTCAAAGACTGGGTTGGCGAGAACATGTGGTTTTACGATCAGCAGGGAACCGTATCGCCTCAGCAGGTGCTCGGGGTCGGTGTTTACGCTACTAAGCAATTACAGTGCAATCATTACCTGGTCGATAGCCTGATGAAGTGCGTCAAAGGCGAGGATGATTACAACACGCAAAAAAACTTCACAGACGAGCTTTGTGCCTTGGCGCGAGATCAGGATATGCACGTCCATTTGGTGCACCACATCCGCAAGCAGCCGAACGA